TGGGCTAGGGCTTTGGCTGATGATGATGTAGCAACTGGTGAAATTTTAAATTGGGATCATGCATATGAATGTGCATGGTCTTACATTGAACAGGAGATTGCATGAGAACCTTACCACGTTATGTACAGGAACAGGTGTCATCTTCGGGTGACATCTCCTACCGTTTCAATCCACCACAGATACTAGTCGATGAAGGTGTAGTAAAAAGAGAGTCTTATGGGTCAGACTTAAAGCAGGTTCGTAAGATAGTTAAACAACACAATGATAACATTGACAAATGGAGAGAGGAACAACTCTCTGTTATACGTATCAAGCCAAGCAGCAAGGTCACAGATCTGATCAACTATTACTATCAGTCTAATGATTTCAATATGTTACGTGATACAACTAAAGTTGACTACAGATACTTCCTGACCATACTGCATCAGACTATGGGCTGGCGTAGATACGACAAGGTTACAACCAAGATTGCCAAGCAAGCCTATGAGGATTGGGTCAAACGTGGTGTAAGCTTTGCTAATCATGCGGCTACCTGTGCAAGCAGAGTGTACAACTATGCCATACAGATGGAACATGCTACGCAGAATCCTTGGGCTAACATCAAACGTAAGAATCCTAAGCAACGAAAAGTTACATGGACACATGGAGATGTAATCAAGTTCCTTGACGTTGCATACTCTGAGTTTGAATACAGAAACATTGGGCTGATCGTACAGATGGCATATGAATGGTGTCAACGTCTTGGGGATATGCGTAACCTCAAGTGGGAAAGCATTGATTTGCACAGGCAAAAGCTATCTCTTGAGCAAAGTAAACGCAGGGCAGAGGTGACACTACCCATCTCTGATGACTTGACAGAGATGTTGAATGCACAACGTAATGACTTTGGATTCCAAGAGTATGTGGCACCGCACCCTAGACCTGTGTCTGGTGTATATAATCCCTATGCTATGGAACGTCTGTCTAAAGTAGGTAGACGGGTCATGCGACTAGCTGGACTGTCAGAAGATTTACGTCTTATGGACTTACGTAGAACAGGGGTAACACAGATGGATCAGAAAGGTGTACCAATAAACCAGATCATGTCTGTGACAGGACACAATCACATGGCTTCAGTGAAGCCTTATCTGAAACATTCTTATGACAGTGCAAATAATGCATTGACAATGCGTAATGTATCTGTATCCTTGAGTGAAACGAACAACATAGAAAGTGATACATATGAGTGTAAGAAATATAATTAATGATCTATCACTTAGTAATGGTGAAACTAAACGTATGAATTGTCCTGAGTGTAATGGGTACAAAACGTTTACTGTTACTAACAACATGGGATCATTAGTTTGGAACTGTTACAAAGCTGGGTGCTCTGTGTCTGGGGGTAAACGTGTGCATCTATCTGCAGATGACATACGTAAGTCCCTTGGTAGTGTTGCACAAGAAACACACTCTGTAGGTTTTTCTAAACCTGATTGGATTGTACAGGACTATGATGCAATTGGTAAGTTCTGTGACCAGTGGGGGCTTGACCCCAAGGCATTGGGTCTACTGTACGATGTGAAGGAACATCGTGTGGTGTTCCCTATTATGCAGGGCAATGTCATGGTGGATGCAACGGGCCGTAGCCTGTCAAAGAAACTTCCCAAGTGGAAAAGATATGGAAATAGTAGCTTGCCATACACCTACGGATGTGGTAAAACTGCTGTAGTTGTTGAGGACTGTGTGAGTGCAGCTATTGTAGGTGCGACAGACGGAACTGGATGCCAAGATGATGATGTATATGTCGGGGTAGCAGTGTTGGGTACATCATTATCAGAGGGACATAAGCAATACTTATCACAGTTCTCAACAGCAGTGATTGCCCTAGACCCCGATGCACTACCAAAGACCTTGGCAATTGCAAAAGAATTACGATCACACGTAAAACAGATACGTGTGTTATACCTACTGGATGACCTCAAGTATAGGAATCCAACCGACATGATGAAACTGACAACGCTAGGAGAATGAAATGGAATTATCCCTCATACGTAGCTTGATGGACAAAGAGTTTTACGATGAACATCGTGGTGCTCGTTGCCCTGATAGACTATTCAGCAAGGATGTACGTAAGATCAAGCAGTCCATTGACACTGCTATGACCCGTTACGAACGTACCGTAACACCAGATGAGATTGAAGCCTTGTTCATGGCTAACAATCCTACACTTACAACTGCACAGAAACAGGCATACTCACACCTGTTCTCTCAGGTGAAACGTGAGAAGCCTATGGGCAGTGACATAGCACAGGAAGTGTTATCTAAACTGTTTCAACAGGTAGTTGGTGAGGACATTGCCAACCTTGGCTTCGACTATGTGAATGGTGATAAGTCTAGTCTTGAGCCTTTACGTATGTTGCTTGAACAGTATGGCGATGACTTCACTCCCAACCTCAAAGTTACGTGGGAAGATACTAGTCTTGATACGATACTTTCAATGACTGACCTTGAGTCTCAGTGGGTATTCAACATACCTACTCTTGTACATAAGATAGAGGGCGTCAATGCAGGACACCTGATTGAGGTCGGCGCAAGACCAAATACAGGTAAGACATCATTCCATGCCTCTCTTGTGGCTGGTCCTAACGGATTTGCATGGCAGGGTGCAAAATGCATCGTGTTGTGTAACGAGGAAGGGTATCACCGTGTCGCACATAGATACATCACGGCTGCTACTGGCATGGACAAGTTCCAGATCAGTAAGAACAAGATTACAGCAGCCGACATCTTTGATCGTATACGTGGTAACATCATGTTCAAGGATGCGACAGGTCGTGATATGAATTGGGTGGAGTCTGTATGTAAGTCGTACAAACCTGACATTGTAATCCTAGACATGGGTGATAAGTTTGCTAAGACAGGTGGGTTTGCACGTCTTGATGAAGCACTCAAGGCTAATGCAATACACGCCAGACAGATTGCAAAGATGTACAACTGTGCAGTATTCTACATGTCCCAACTGTCTGCTGAAGCAGAGGGTAAGGTTATACTCAACCAATCCATGATGGAAGGTAGTCGTACAGGTAAGGCAGCAGAAGCTGATCTGATGATTATGATTTCTAAAAATGCCACTGTCGAAGGGCAGGATGAAGAAGACAACCAACGTCACATTAACATTGTGAAAAACAAACTCACAGGGTGGCACGGTATTGTACACACTGAACTTGAATACAAAATAGCAAGATACGTAGCATAAGAAGGAGATTGATATGTTAGAAAACACAACAAACCCAAAAACAGGTAAATCTTTTTACTATAAAGATAACCCAGAAGCCGTTAAAAAACGTGATGCTACACGAGTGTATATAAATGGAAAAGAAATTTCTAAGAGAAACCCAATGCACAAAATGTTTAAGGCGGGTAGATATAAAAATATCAACGATGCTGCCTTTGAGTTATCTAAACTAAATGATATAGTGGAAGGATATGTATATGCAATACATAATCCTGCATGGCCTGAGTGGATAAAGATAGGTAAGGCAATAGATTCTCAAGACAGATTAAATGGATACCAAACAAGTTCTCCACTACGTGACTATGAGATTATACATTCTGTATATTTTGATAACCGTAATCTTGCTGAACGCAAAGCACATAAAATTGCTGAAAGAAAAGGGGAACGTAGCACTGCTGGCGGTTTAAAAGGTGAATGGTTTAAATTGACTAAAGGAGAGGCTATAGAAGTATTAGAGGAAATAAAAAATGATTGAAGCAACATACATTGGTCATATGGGTAGTGATATTACAGTAGTAAATGCTGCCCGTGTGTCATTTGGTAAACGATCAGGTATGATCTGCGTCGATAATGTGCTAGGTAAATGGGAGCTTGAGAAGAAGGATGAGAAACTAATCTTGTATCTGGCAGAGCACAAACACATGTCACCCTTTGGGCATTGCTTTGCCAGCTTTCACGTCAAGGCTCCTATCTTTGTAGCACGTCAGCTTGTGAAGCATAAGTTTCTGCGCTGGAATGAGATCAGCCGTAGGTATGTGGACGAAGAGCCTGAGTTTTATCAGCCAACAGAATGGCGTGGACGTAGTGCTGACAAAAAACAGGGTAGTGAAGGTGTTGTTGATGTAGGCGAATGGGGTGATACTAATTGGGCATGTCTTATTGCATACAATGATTTACTTAATCATGGTGTATGCCCAGAGCAAGCACGTATGATCCTGCCACAAAGTATGATGACTGAGTGGTACTGGTCAGGATCACTAGATGCCTTTGCTGATATGTGTAACCTGCGTTGTGCCTCTGATACACAAGCAGAGACAAGAGAAGTTGCTACACAGATCAGTGACAGGATGCGTAAGCTATTTCCTGTATCGTGGTCAGCATTGACAGATGGCTTGACAGAATATAAGTTTGGGTAAAGGAGAAGAATGATGAGTAAAGATGCAGGTATTATTGGTGTTGAAACCGTAGAAGAACACGAAGACGGTGGTGCAACATTTAAGTTTCACATGGATGCACATGCCCGTGGGTTACTCACAGAGGAAGGCTTGAAGCTAGTGATGTACTGTGCAGCAGCTAAGATGGATATACAGTTAGTGTATGACTTCATAGAGGATCACATCAGGTACAATAAAGATGAAAGGTTTGACGAGTACGGAAACTACGGTGAGAACAACCCGCCAGTATCTTCTGAAGGGACATGGGATAGCCAAGACAATGGGGAGAACCTTGCATGACAGGTAAGTACACATTCGGTATCCCACTAAAAGAGATACGCCCTATGACCAAAGAAGAAAGGCAGAGGGCGAAAGAACGAGCCAAACAGAATATGTATGGTGAAAGTAAATGTGTGTCTTGCGGAAATGTATCGACAGGTGATTTCTGTGAGTTTTGTTTGAACGAGGAGTGAAAATATGAATACAGCAACTATGACAGAAGAGATTATATTACACTCAGCAATGAGGCGTACCAATCTAACACTGAAAGAAGCAGTAACTGCAATGGAAATGTATGCTAACGACAAAGAGTTTCACGAACATCTTGACAGGATGTATGCAAATGAGGTATTGATAGAAGAATGAAACACCTGACACTCGACGTAGAAAACACTGTGACCAAACGAAACGGCAAGCTACACCTTGATCCGTTTGAACCTGAGAATACATTGGTTATGGTGGGTATGCTAGATGATCTTGGAAACGAAGCTATTGTGACATTCGATCACGCAGAGCATCCCCCCACCGACAGAGGAGCACAGATAGTACAAGACTTACTTGACCGTGCTCCTCTTCTTATCATGCACAATGCTGCTCACGATCTTATATGGTTGTGGGAGTCTGGCTTTACGTACAATGGTCCTATCTTTGACACCATGCTTGGTGAGTATGTCCTTCAACGTGGGCAGACAACTAACCCCGTGTCATTGGAAGCATGTGCAGAACGCTACGAACTTGACACAAAGAAGCAAGACACCATGAAAGAATGGTTGAAGGCTGGTAAGCAAGTACGTGACATGCCTTATCAGGAATTGTCTGACTACCTGTCTGCTGACCTAGCAGCTACGCAACAACTGTATGAACGTTTGCGGATGAGATACGAGGAATGCAGTACACTAGAAGGAACAATCAACCTTACCAATCAGCTTGCGGTACGTCTTGCTCGTATATACCAACGGGGATTCTCTGTGGACATGTCTGTGCTTGAAGAAGTTCGTCAAGAGTTTACACAGGAACGTGACACTCTTACGGCTTTGCTTGAGGCACAGGTACGTAAACTGATGGGCGACACACCTATCAACCTTAACAGCCCAGAGCAATTGTCTTGGGTTATCTACAGCCGCAAGCCAAAGGATAAGAAGTTTTGGGCTGATCTGTTTGACGAATACATGGGTGATCAGGATTATAAACATCAGGTACGTAGTGGCAGTGACATACTGTACAAGCAGAAAGCAAAGCAATGTAATACCTGTAAAGGTAATGGGCAAATACGAAAACTAAAGAAGGATGGAACACCATATGCAAGAACTAATAGATGTCCTGATTGTGACGCTACTGGCTTTTTATTTCTTGATACCACTACTGTGGCGGGGCTAAGATTTGTGGCACCTACAGCCAAGTGGATTAGCGCCAATGGCTTTAGCACAAGCAAGGAGAATCTCGTATTCCTTGAGGGCATTGCACGTAGCAAGGGTAACACAGAGGCAGAACAGTTTTTGTCTAATGTACGCAGACTGTCTGCTATAGAAACATATCTGTCCAGCTTTGTAGATGGCATTTCAAACTTCATCAAACCTGATGGTAAGCTACACGTCAGGCTCTTGCAGCATCGTACCAGTACTGGCAGATTGTCAGGTGCAGATCCCAATATGCAGAACATGCCACGTGGCGGTACATTTCCTGTCAAACGTGTATTCAAATCACGTTGGGAAGGTGGTAATATAATGGAAGCTGACTTTGCCCAGCTTGAGTTCCGTGTGGCTGCGTTCCTATCACAGGACAGGACTGCGATTGACGAGGTGACTACAGGCTTTGATGTACATGCATACACTGCAAAGGTTATCAGTGATGCAGGTCAACACATGTCCAGACAGGAAGCTAAGGCACACACATTCGCCCCTTTATATGGGGCAAGTGGATTCGGTAGGACACAGGCTGAAGCTGAGTACTACCAACAGTTCACCAAGAAATACAATGGGATTGCCCAATGGCATACCGCACTAGCAAGTGAAGCATTGAACACAGGCAAGATCACTACACCATCTGGTCGTGAGTTTGCATTTCCTGACGTACAACGTAGACGTAATGGAAGTGTGACATATTTCACACAGATAAAAAATTATCCTGTACAATCGTTTGCTACTGCTGACATTGTACCCATATCTCTGATATACATCGACAAGATGCTAGAGATAAATAAACTTAACAGTTGTATCGTCAACACAGTGCATGACAGTATTGTGATTGACGTACACCCTAACGAGAAGGAGAAGGTACTACGGATCATTAGCCGTACTAATGAAGTACTTACGTCACTGGTCAACAAACGATGGAACTTGGACTTCAATGTCCCGTTGCTATTAGAAGCAAAGATTGGTCCGAATTGGCTTGACACAAAGGACGTAGCCTGATATAACTATAGCTCTGTTAAAACGAAAAGGAGAAACATATGACACTAGTAGAAACATTTAACACTTCAGACTACAATCAAATGGCAGCAACAATGGGTATGGCTGCTGACAGTAAACCTTCACGTGATAGCTCAACGCTTGCACGATTACGTATTAATCACTCACCTATCATGGGTGAGCAAGAGGTTAATGGTAAGAAGGTAAAGCTTGAGGTAGTTTCTGGCGGGACATACAAGCTGGAGATTCCAGATGGTCCGACTTACTATGCGGAGTCTGCTACCATTCGTCCATACATGCAACGGTTTATGTACAAGCGGTTTATAATGGGCAACAATTCCACACCCAATCGTTATGTCAAGACTATCATGGCTGATAATCTGAACATTGATCTCAAGGACAATGACGGTGGGTTCAACTGTGGTAAACCTGCTGGCTGGATCGAAGACTTCAAGGCATTACCACAGAAGACACAAGATCTGATTCGTCAGATCAAACGTGTACGTGTAATGTTTGGTACTGTATCACTGGTAAATCCTGTGGATGCACAAGGAAATCCTGTCGATAAGGAACTGGCAGACACCCCATTCATCTGGGAGATTGAAAACCGTGATGCATTTAAAATGGCTGGCGGTATCTTCACCAAACTTGCCAAGATGCGTAGGCTTCCACCAATGCACACCATCAAGTCAGGTACACAAGAACGCAACTTGCCGAATGGCAATAGTTTCTTCCTGCCTGATCTGGAGTTGGATGTAACAACCTCATTGGATCTGGATGCAGAGGCACAGGAAACGCTTACAAACTTCCTTGCTTGGATCGCAAACTACAATGAGTACATCGTAAATGCATGGGATGAAAACGTTCACAAGCACGATGACATTCCATTCGGTGATGTGGATGATATTATTGATGCAGACATGGAAGAGTTTGCATAATGGATCACCCCGCTGAACTAGCAATACATCAGTACCTTCAGGATGCTGCCAATGGTAAGTCACAAATGTCTGACGAAACTATTGAACGTGTCGCCACTGAAGTTGCTGATGCATTGAAGAGACAGTTTGGCTCTGGTAATAAACGTGACGAGTTTAAACTAAGGATGTCCAACATTGGGCGTCCTACTTGTCAGCTTTGGTTTGAAAAGAACCAGCCTGATAAGGCATTACCAAGACCCACAACGTTTGTAATGAACATGATGATAGGAGATATAGTTGAGGCGGTTTTTAAAGGTATTCTCACGGAAGCAGGAGTACAGTTTCAAGACACTGACCACGTTACTTTGCAGGTTGGAGATAGAGATAATAGTTCTATCAATGGTAGTTATGATCTTGTTATTGAAAATTCTGTAGATGACGTAAAGTCTGCATCTGATTGGAGTTACAGAAACAAGTTTAAATCATACGAGTCTTTGGCAGACAAGGATTCGTTTGGTTATGTTAGTCAACTTGCTGGTTATGCCCAAGCATCTGGGTACAAAGCTGGTGGTTGGTGGGTTATAAACAAAGCCAACGGGCAGTTCAAGTATGTTAAATCTGAGATTGACATGCAACAGCAACTGCGTAAGATAAGAGATACCGTGGAGACTGTTAATGACAATAGTTTCCAACGGTGCTTTTCCCCTGTACCCGAATTGTTTCGGGGGAAAGCAACAGGAAACTATGTGCTTGATGAAGGTTGCAAGTTCTGCGACTTCCGTCAGGAGTGTTGGCCTTCATTGCAAGAGATACCATCCAAGGTATCACAAGCAAAGGAGCCACCTATTGTGCAATATGTAGAAAGGAGTGACGTATGATCGGAGATGCTGAGATCAAGGAGATGCAAGAACACATTAGTGCAATGGAACATGAACTTGCAGCAAAGAAGAAAGCCCTACGTGAAGCTAAATACGCAGGGCTACGTGCAGCTATGCAAGCTCGCAAAGAAGCAGACGAGGCTGTTAGGCAGGAACTAAAGGAGCTAGGTATCACAACCTCTTCCTTTAGCTTTCCTTTAGATCTTCATTGGAAGTTCTAGTGCATTACAAGCAATTCAAAGCTGCTTTAAAGCACGGGTATAGGAGTGGTCTTGAGATAAAAGTCAAAGACTTTTTACGAGAGAACAAGATACCTATCAAGTACGAATGCCTCAAGATAGAGTGGGAAGACTTGATGTATCGCACCTATACCCCTGACTTTATATTACCCAACGGTATCATCGTTGAGGTTAAGGGCAGGTTCACTGCAGATGACAGACGTAAACATATCTGTATCAAGAAACAACATCCTAAACTGGATATACGTTTCGTATTTGAGAGTAGCAAACGCAAGTTAAGTAAGGGTGCTAAGTCTACGTATGCTTCGTGGTGTGAAAAGAATAAGTTTATGTACAGTGACCGTGTAATACCACAAGAGTGGTTGAAGGAGAAAGGTAAAAACATGCACCCAGATTTTATCCAGTTCCCCTTTAAGAAAGTGAAGAGGAGTTAGTATGGCTACAGTTTTTGAGGATATTGATGACAATGATATACTTGTACGGCTATCACCCTTCCTTGATCCTAAAGGAGAATGGACAGGTGAGTTACTTGTAGGACTAGTAACCTCACAGGATAACACATTGTCAGACGATGATTACTTTCATATGATGCAACTTGGGTCTATGCTTTGTGCCTCTGTACCTTTGATGGAAGAGAATGTAAAGTTCAGAGATATGCTTTACAAGTATGCAAAGAATGTGTTAGAAGAAGAGAAGAAACAAAAGAAATCAAAGGTTACGGAACGTAAGGATAACGTAATCAAAGTAAACTTTTGAAAGGAGAGTACGAATGGTAGATGTTGTAAACAACCCACCACACTACAACCAAGCTGGTATTGAATGCATAGATGCCATTCGTGCAGCTACGGGTGATGGGTTTCAGTATTATTTACAAGGTAATATAATGAAGTACCTCTGGCGTTATCGTTATAAGAACGGCCTAGAGGATTTGAAGAAAGCCAGATGGTATCTGGATGCATTAATAGAGGATCAAAGTAATGAGAGTAAAGATACTTTTGACGATTGATCTGGATGAGGATGACTATCCCATGCCAGTAGACGGTATGGTGGTAGAAGAAGTGGACGAAACATTACGTAATCTAATCCATGATGTGGATGGAATGGACGTAAGGACAATGAAAATAATAGTAGAGGATTGACGCATGAACATGAATGATTATCAAAGACAAGCTGCCACAACAGCAATTTATCCTGCATCAGTACAGGTGTTGTACCCTACATTGGGGCTTGCAGGTGAGGCTGGTGAGGTAGCAAACAAAGTAAAGAAGATTGTACGTGATGGTAAGCTTGATAAAGAAGCTATTGGCTCTGAGATAGGAGACTGCCTGTGGTACATTGCAGCTATCTGCAAAGACTTGGGTTTAAAGATGGAAGATGTAGCACAAGCTAACCTTGACAAGCTACGTCAACGTCAGGAGAAAGGCACACTGTCTGGATCGGGAGACACAAGATGAGCAACTATCTACCCACAGACTATCAGTCTTTCATACACAAATCACGGTACGCAAAATACTTTGATGGATATGGTCGTGAGACATGGGACGATACAGTAACACGTTACTCAGCTAATGTTATCTCTGATCTTGTACCTTCAGAATTAAAGTACGAGATAGAGCAAGCTATACTTGGGCTAGAGGTAATGCCATCCATGAGAGCCATGATGACTGCTGGCCCTGCATTAGAACGTGACAACACTGCTGGGTATAACTGTAGCTACCTACCCGTAGATGATCCTAAGTCCTTCGACGAGGCTATGTTCATCCTTCTCTGCGGTACTGGTGTTGGCTTCAGTGTTGAGAGACAGTTCATCAGTAAGCTCCCTGAAATCCCTACTCTCTTCCAAAGCGATACTACTATCGTTGTAAAGGACAGTAAGGAGGGATGGGCTAAGGCGTTTAGACAATTGTTGGCACTCCTCTGGGCTGGTGAGATTCCCAAGTGGGATGTCTCTCTTGTACGTCCTGCAGGTGCAAGACTAAAGACGTTTGGTGGTAGAGCTAGTGGACCTGCACCTCTTGTTGAGTTGTTTAACTTTACTGTAACCACATTCAAGAATGCACAAGGCCGCAAGCTATCCAGTATAGAATGCCATGACCTGATGTGTTTCATTGGTCAGATCGTAGTGGTGGGTGGTGTACGTAGATCAGCAATGATCAGCCTATCCAATCTAAGTGATGACCGTATGCGTCATGCTAAGTCAGGACAGTGGTGGGAAACTGCCGCACACCGTGCCTTGGCAAATAATAGTGTTGCATATACAGAGAAGCCTGATGTAGAAACATTCATGCGAGAGTGGACTGCACTGGTAGAGTCTAAGTCTGGAGAGAGAGGAGTATTTAATCGTGAAGCATCTAAGAAACAGGCTGCTAAGTATGGTAGACGTGATCCTAACTACGAGTTTGGCACTAATCCATGTAGTGAAATCATTCTTCGTCCATATCAGTTCTGTAATCTTACAGAAGTTGTGGTCAGGGCTACAGATACTATCGACAGTCTTAGTAGAAAGGTCCGTCTTGCAACCATTTTGGGAACTATTCAATCAACCTACACCAAGTTCCCATATCTGCGAAAGGTGTGGCAGCGCAATACAGAAGAGGAACGACTGCTTGGTGTGTCTCTCACAGGGATAATGGATAACCCATTAATGACCACACAAAATAAAGGATTGGAGAAAACCCTTGACCATTTACGTAATATCGCTGTTGAAACGAATGCTGAGTGGGCGGCTCATCTTGGTATCAATGCTTCTGTTAGCATTAGTTGTGTTAAGCCATCTGGTACAGTCTCCCAACTCGTTGACTCAGCCAGTGGAATACATGCCAGACATTCCCCTTATTACATCAGAACCGTTAGAGGCGACAACAAAGATCCCTTAACACAGTTTATGAAAGATCAGGGAATACCAAACGAACCTTGCGTGTTTAAGGGAGACACAACTACAGTCTTTAGTTTCCCTCAGAAGTCACCTGCAAATGCAGTAACACGTAATGATATGACCGCCATAGAACAATTGGAGATGTGGCTTACGTATCAACGACACTGGTGTGAGCACAAGCCTAGTGTGACTATCTCTGTACGTGACAGTGAATGGTTAGAGGTAGGCGCATTTGTGTTCAAACACTTTGACGAGATGTCAGGTGTGTCATTCTTGCCACACTCTGATCATACTTATCAACAAGCACCATATCAAGACTGTACAGAAGAAGAATATAATGCTTTACTGGCTAAGATGCCTGACCGCATTAACTGGAATGCACTATCAGAGTACGAGCAAGAAGATAACACAGTTGCTATGCAGACTATGGCTTGCTCTGGTGATGTATGTGAAATCGTAGACTTAACATAAAGGAGAAATACAATGGAATTAATTCAAATGCTTGCAACTACACTCGTTACACTAGGATTACTTGCGGAAGTAGGAATACCTATGATCGAAGGTACATGGGAAATAATCAAAGAAGCAGCTAACGTATACTAGGAGACTATGATGCCAGTAAGAAAACAGTTTAGTACCGCATTGTATAATGCATATGATACCCCTGCAAAAGAAACACTCGTGACTTACTTAAAAAGTGTAGGTCACGAGATCATAGATACAAAGGAGAATTACACAGTTGATGTAGTGTCCACTAAGGAAGACTATACATACTTAAACGAAGCAGAGGTAAAGATTGCGTGGTCAGGTGATTGGCCTACTCATTGGGAAGATATACGTATTCCAGAACGCAAGACCCGACTGTTAGAAAGATACGAAGGGGATAACGGTGTACTAAATTTCTACATCTTTCGCAAAGATCTTAAACAAGCATGGCGTATCAAAGATACCAGCCTTACAAAGGATCGACTGCGAGAAGCATATGGTAGAAACATTATAAAAGGAGAACAGTTCTACCATATACCTTACACTGAAGCAACGTTAATCAATATAGGAGAAGCAGCATGAACATTAAAAAACTCTCTCGTAAAGAACGTAACCTTGGCAAGTACGATGCCCCATTGAGGTTTCAATTTGATCAGGGTTATACAGCCTTTAAACGTGGTAAGGTGTGGAACCCATATCATACCGCCACAATGCAGTGGAGAGAGTGGGAGAGAGGTTTTACCAAAGCCTACTATGAGCAGTTAAAACGGATATTACAATATGAGTCTGGAAGAAGAAGCAAAGAAGTTTCTGCAGCAACGTAACCAAGGCAA